TTCCCCGGCCTTACCCCCTTCCTGCACTTTGCAACGCTCAGACACGCGCTGACGCTTGTAAACACGGCATAAGGCTGATATAAGTATAATCGCAATCCGAATGAAGCACCACGGTCGCCGCCGCGGTGCTTTTCTTTTGTGGCGCTCCTTTGAGTACGTTGCCGAATCTATACGGCAGCCAAAGAAGGAGCGATTCTATTGAACATCGTAGAGAAGCGGCTTGATGAGATCAGGCCATACGAAAACAACCCGCGCCGCAACGACGAGGCCGTCCAGTACGTTGCCGAATCTATACGGCAATTCGGATGGAAACAGCCAATCGTCATTGACCGGGACGGCGTGATCATCGTCGGACATACCCGGTACAAAGCTGCTCAAAGCCTCGGCCTGGAAACAGTGCCATGCATGATCGCCGACGATCTGACGCCGGAGCAGGTAAAGGCATACAGGATTGCAGACAACAAAGTTTCGGATTTCTCAGTATGGGACAACAAAAAGTTGCTTGAAGAGCTGCAGGATCTGGATGAACTTGCCGGCGATCTCTTCACTGGATTTGACACCAGCGACTTCTTTGATGATACGCTCGACGAATCAGACAACAGCGTGATCAGTAACAACGAATCCGGAGTCATTTACGAAGCCGTGTTCAAAAGCGAAAGCGCCGAAAAGATAGACAGGATCCGCGAAGCCTGGGAGAAGATGGACAATGAGTAAAGTTCTCGTTGTTGAAATCTCCGGGAAGCGCCCGGGGACCTCCCAGAAGAGACCGACAGAGAAATTCAAGATCAGCTATGACCATCTGATTATCTCCAACAACTCAGACGGCTACGAAACAGACTGGCCTATCGTCATGGTGCCGGATGAATACGTCGAATGGTACAAGGCCAACGTCAAGACATCAGACAATGCCTGGTACGCTCCGATGAACCGAAGCTATGCGATCAAGTACGCCAGAGAGCACGGATATGATTATTTGGTCCAGCTGGACGATAACATAAGATTTCTTGAGCTATCTTATATCTGCAAAACAGGAGAAGGCACACAAAAAAGATATCGCGCACAAAGCCATACTGACATGATGGATGACTTTATAGAAATGCTTGTGCTTGTACTTGAGAACACAAATGCAGGCGTTTCAGGATTGCAGTTGGCCGGAATAAGCACACCTGACATGAGATGGATCATAGAGGGGTACTGCTATTCATTCTTCTGCCTTGATCTCAAAAGAGTCCCAGATGAATTTCAGGGAGACTTTGAGGATGACATAGAGTTTAGGTATAAGTTAATGCAAATGAACATTCCTACTGTTCAGGTGTCAACAATGAGATATTCAAAGACTGGACAGCATGGAGACAAAGACGAAACAGGAAACAGAGCTGCTTATACAAGCTCTGGCCTAAAACGTGGCGAACACATGCGACGTCTGTATTCAGAATATTACGCATGTGGGTATAGCAGAAAGGTCGCATCAACACGGGCAGAGATGAACGGACGTTATTTCAAGCATAAGATAAAACCGTTCAAGCTCGGAGTCATGATCAAAGACAAAAAAGCCATAGATGACAAGATGGAAGCGCTGCTGAATAAATGGGGCAAGCCGAAGACAGATAAGGTGATCGTGAAAGTCAGAAAGAAAAGAGGATGATTCCGTTTGAGGCAAAAGGACGGTGATTGAATTGTGCCGAGCGATAAGCTGATAGATTGGAATGCCGTCCGAGCTGAATATATCAGCGGAAGCAGCTACAGAGCATTAGCGGAAAAGCACGGCACGAATAAAGATGTCATCGCCCGGAAATCGAAAGCTGAAGGCTGGATCAAAGACAGAGAGACAGCACGCGACAAAGCGGCGACAAAATGTATACAAAAAGTGGCGAATGCCGCCGCCTCAAATGCAGACAGAGCCGAACGAATCCGCGAAAAGCTCTTGGTCATCCTCGAACGAGAGATTGACAATCTGCCAGAGAAAACAGGGTCAGCATCGTTTACATCGGCTGAACGGATTGATAGAGACAAAAAAACCGGAAAGCCGATAAAGACAAGGTCGAGCAAAGAATACAAACTTCGAGACCTTACTGCGATGTATAAGGATCTTACGGCTGATCTTATTACAGCTACAAGCGAAACACCAGAAGATGACGGCTTCCTTGCAGCTCTGAGCGGCAGTGCTGCGGAGGACTGGGCCGATGAAGAAGGGTAAGCCGGTATTCAAGTTCAAGCCATTCAGCAAAAAGCAGAGAATGGTTTTGAACTGGTGGACGCCTGAGAGCCCGGTCAAAGATGCAGACGGCATTATTGCAGACGGAGCGATCCGCGCCGGCAAGACACTTGCCATGTCTCTGTCGTTCGTGCTGTGGGCCATGACCAACTTCGACTCGGAGAGCTTCGCAATGTGCGGCAAGACGGTCGGAAGCTTCCGGCGCAATGTGCTTTTCTGGCTCAAAATCATGCTGTACGGGCGAGGTTATCATTGCGAAGAAAGACGCAGCGATAACCTCGTCATCATTTCCCGCGGCGATACGGAAAACTACTTTTACATCTTCGGCGGCAAGGACGAGCGGTCACAAGACCTGATTCAGGGCATCACGCTTGCTGGTGTATTTCTTGATGAAGTCGCACTTATGCCGGAAAGCTTTGTCAACCAGGCAACAGGGCGATGCAGTGTAGACGGATCAACTATGTGGTTCAACTGCAACCCTGAATATCCGTCTCACTGGTTCAAGGTCAATTGGATCGACAAGGCGGAAGAAAAGAATCTTTTGTATCTTCATTTCACGATGGACGACAATCTGAGTCTGTCCGAGCGTGTTAAAGAAAGATACAAGCGCATGTACACCGGCGTTTGGTATGAGCGCTTTATCCTCGGCCTCTGGGTGCTTGCCCAGGGGCTTATCTACTCCATGTATCAGGAGGCAATCGGCGATCCGCCAGAAGGAGACGCAGAAAAATATTGTCTGTCAATCGACTATGGAACGCAGAACGCCTTCGCCGCGATCCTCTGGGGCAAATACGGTGATGTCTGGTGGGCTGTGCGTGAGTATTACTATTCCGGGCGAGACACAGGTGTCCAGAAAACAGACGAAGAGTATGCCGAGGATCTAGATCGTACATTCGAGGACATTCTTCCTGGACAAAGCATTGAAACAATCATCGACCCGTCTGCTGCGTCGTTTATAACGCTGCTCAGAAAGAGGAACGGAAGATATAAAGTCATAAAAGCAGACAACGCTGTGCTTGACGGCATCCGGGAGACGGCAACGGCCATGAAGACCGGGAAAATCAAAGTAAGTCGTCTGTTGAAAGCATGGCGAAAAGAGGCAGAGGGCTATGTTTGGGACGAAAACGAGAAAGAGGATAAGCCTGTCAAGGTAAATGACCACGCAATGGACTCGACACGTTATTTCGTCAAGACAAAGAAAATTTGCAGAGTCCGGAGAGAATACAGCAGCATTTTGAGATAGGAGTGAAAAGCCTTGCTGACATACGAAGATTTCCAGAAGATCGAAAACAACGAGCAAGAGAAGATCAAGCTGATCCTGCGGGCAATCGGGGAGCACAAGAGATCCAAGGCTTACATCAAAGCCGTCGAAGCCCAGGATTATTACAACGGCGAGAACACCACGATCACGAAGTATGAGAAGATCCTTTATGACCTTCAGGGCATGGCCCATGTGGATATGTGGACGGCAAACCACAAGATCGCCAGCGCTTTCTTCACGTTCGTGATTGATCAGGAGCTTTCCTATCTTCTCGGAAACGGTGTCCGCTTCGGCAAGGAAGAGACGAAAAAGAAGCTTGGAAAAGACTTCGATCAGGAAGTCATGGATGCCATGGAATATGCCAGGATTGCCGGAACGTCCTTCGGCTTCTGGAACTACGACCACCTGGACGTCTTCAAGCTCACAGAGTTTGTCCCCATCTACGGAGAGGAAAACGGCGCTCTGATGCTTGGTATTCGTTTCTGGCAGCTGGATCGGAACAAGCCGATGCGCGTCACCCTATATGAGCTGGACGGGTACACGGAATACATTCAGCGGTCAGCCAAGAAAATGGAAGTTCTGAAAGAAAAGCAGCCGTACAAAATCAGAGTGACCTCTGCCGAGGACGGTACGCTGATCACCGAGGGTGAGAACTATTCCGGCTTTCCGATCGTTCCGCTGTACGGCAACAAGCAGCACAGCAGCGCATTGAGAGGTCACCGGAACACGGTTGACGCGCTGGACCTTGCCACTTCCAACATGGTCAACAATGTAGACGAGGGCAACCTGATCTACTGGGTACTGACCAACTGCGGCGGCAT